CACATGAGAAGTTCATCTTCACATCTAATCTACAATACCAGACACTTCTTGACTCTGTGATTAGTCGAGGGGTGCCTGTTTTGATGGATCATGTTACCAATACAGAACTTGAAACCTGTATGGCTGCGTGGGCTCTCTTTGAGAACATCCATTCTACATCATACTCAACCGTAATTCAAGCGGTTTATCCAGATGCTAATGCTATTTTCGACGGGATTCTTGCGAATCCAGAAATCATGAAAAGAGCAGAAGTGGCTGCACAGCAGTATGATAACCTCAAATTCGGATCTCGCGACAAGAAAGAGCAGATCTATCTGACATTGATTAGCATTAACATCTTGGAGGCACTTCGCTTCTATGTTTCATTCGTCTGTTCTTTCGCATTCGCAGAGAACAAGAAGATGATTGGTAATGCTAAGATCATCTCTAAGATCCGTGGTGACGAAGCTATCCACCTGACAATCACTAAGTCCATCATTGATATTCTCCATTCTGAGCCTTCTGAAGGATTCTTTGAAGTGGCTAAGTCTCTTAAGGACGAAGCGTATCAGATGTTCTTAGACGCTGCTCAACAAGAGAAAGATTGGGCAACATATCTGTTCAAAGATGGATCGATGATTGGACTAAATGAAACTATTCTACATGGTTACATCGAATGGTTGACAGATAGTCGACTGTCCAATCTAGGATGGGAAAAGCACTTTGGAACACGTAATCCTATTGGTGGTTGGCTAAATGGATGGATGAATCCAAAGGCTGCTCAGGTCGCTCCACAAGAGACTGAGTTAGATAATTCCTACAAGATCGGAGCCTCTGTTGGTGACGTGTCTACCATGAACTTTGACTTTCTGGAGTAGAAATGACCCCACTGGCTTTTTTGGCGACTGACGAGCAAATTTTGGACATTGCTCTACGGTCAATTTCGACGAAGGACTATAATATCGACGGGATCGATGGTCAAATTATAGTTGCATACGCTATGAAAGAAGATCCAGATATGAGTGCTGAAGATTTGGCTAATAGAGTAGCCAAACTCATTACAGACCATATCTTATCTACGTTAGTAGACATCGACAAGATTAGACCAGACTTTTCAAAAACCGGCTATTACACGAGGGCATCTAATGACTGAGAGACGTAAGCTAAAGCGTACAGAAAAACCTGTTGCTAGAAGTTCAGTAGCCAAGAAGAAGATTCTGACTCCAATGAACGACGCTCAAGAGGAATACATCCGATTGATCGCTGAGAATCAGGTTGTAGTCGCTATCGGTCCCGCTGGTTCTAGCAAGACCGCTATTCCAGCTTACATGGCCTGCGAAAAGTTGATGAGTAGTGAGATCGAAAAGATCATCATCTCTAGACCTATTGTAGAAGCCGGTAGAGGCATCGGATTCCTTAAGGGTGGCCTTATGGAAAAGTGCGATCCATACATGAAGCCACTAACAGATGAACTAACAAAGTGGCTTGGTGCTACTAGGTTAGCTTCTGCTCTGCAAAGTGGAGAGATCGAAATATGTCCTCCTGATTTCATGAGAGGAAGAAACTTCCACAACTGTTTCATAATCATGGACGAAGCTCAGAACTGTACTCTTAAGCAGATTAAGATGGTCATTTCGCGTCTTGGCAAGAAGTCCAAGATGATCATCAATGGAGACCCAGATCAGACTGACCTACCAAGGCATGAGTCTGGTGCTCTCGCTTACATGTTTGAGCAGTACGAGGATCTACCAGATGTCGGATTGATGAGATTCACCAATGCTGACATTGTTAGAAACCCACTGATATCTTCTCTATTAGGAAGACTGAAAGATGACGATTTTTACGATTCGCTACGCGACGACAGAGAGAACGGGTGATATGGCTGGAAAGATGTTCGTTCCAGTCCATTCTAAACCATTCTACGTTTCTAAACTCGATGCTCAGAAGAGTATAAAGCTATTCTTGAGAGGAAGGAAGAACAAGGGTCTCAAAGGTGAAGACTTTTGGATTGTAGAAAATGACCTGCTAGAAAAACGTATTCATCCTGTGAGATAAAATGATCTACGAATATAAGTGCGAAAACTGTGGTCACGAGGAAGAACGAGAGGAAAAGATGGGTCCATCTAAACTTATCAAGTGTCCTAAGTGCAAGAAGAAGAAACTGGAACGACTTATCTCCGCTTCTATCGGTTTCGTTCGTCAGGACGCAAAGACGATAGGACAAGTAATGGACCGTAATGCTAAGAAGCTCGGGCGATACGAGAAAGAGCATCTACGCAAGGATTATATCCTGTCTGGACAGGAAGCTAAGGACAAGCAACGGAAGGCAGACAGAGAAGAGATGAACAAGATCTCCAAGATGACTCCAGAACAAAAGCAGAGGTATATACAGAATGGGTAAGATCGCATACATCACTGTTATACCTCAGGTCTTCGAAATGATCGACGGAGTTCATATGATTCCGGTTGTATTCAATACTCAGAAAATACGCACAAAGATCGTAGTAGAATCTGACGAAGACTTAGAGAAGAAGTTAGCTGAAATCAGGGAGAAAATTGAGTCATATGGTACTAGTACTTGATATCGACGGAAAGACGTCGACAGAGACAGACAAGAGAGCGATAGCAAAGGTGAGTGACGATGGGAATCACTACATCAAGGTTCATAGGGGAGCACTCGTGGACCCATTCGGTATTGACGGCGGAAAGGTTTCTACTTCTGACTACAAGAGAGTCACAGAGAGAACCTACCGACTATTCTCCGACTATCTAACAACCAGAAATTCCCTTAAGTATCTTCAAGCTGAGAGGTCTTATCGTGAGCAAGAGTAAAAGTTTAACTGAGGTTCAGAAGTTTTTCATCGACGGTAACTTGGAAGTCGGTGTGCAGAAACTGGCTGTTAAGTTGGGTGTGCCAGTCTCTACTGTCAAGAGATACCTTGAGAGCAGAGCCGATGAATTGGCTGATCAGATAAAAGAAGAAGGGACAGACGAAGTGGAAGCTGAAAAGGCTACTCCAACTAGTCATATGATCACCAAGACTGCTAGTGGTCGTGGTGGTGTAGCTATTATGACAGAAGCTGAGTCTATGCGTGCAGATCTAGCTAGTAAGAAGGGGAAGACAGCTACTAATGTTCACACCATCAGATAAACCGTGCTTATCTCCAGATGTGTTCGTAGCTGTATATTCAGACTCTAATCCTCTCTGGACCACATACTTCTCTAATGGAGAAGTCTGCTATCAGGACGACGATAGGCCCGGAATGCATAGAAATGCTTGGCTAAGAGTCAAGAAGTATGCATACGATAATGATCTGGACATAGTCAAAGTCAAATTCAGATTTGCTGGCTACGAATACATCGCTTTCGACGATCCTAATGGAGAGAGTGATGGAGCCTACTTCTCAAAGGGTGCATCTGCCCTATTAACTGAGACAGACCAGAAGACTTGGGACTTATTCGTGATTGCTTCCATAGAGTGGCCATTCATGGATGTCGTTAAGTACGAAGTTCCTACTCTCGGTGTCCATTCGTCTCATCGTAGAGATATCATTGAGTCGAATGAGACTTCAATCATCTATCATAGGAAGTGCAGACGTGACAGAGAAAAAGTATACTTCCCAGAACACTGGACAGGAGATAACTCCAGCGGCGTTCATAGCGGAGATGATGTGTTATAGGAAGTGTGTATCTGAGAATACGACTCTGGCTTTCAAATATTGGAATACCGATAAGTGGAAGGCACACTTCAAGTCTCAGATTACCAAAGCACAGCAACTCTGTAACAAGTATGGAGATGTCGTAGTCATCCGTGCCCTTAAGAAGAACCCTAGACTTTGGTCGCTTCGATTAGCGACATTCGAGAAGTCTATTCAGAAAGAGCAGAAGCTATACGAAGAAGAACTCAAGTCAAGGACTGAAACAGACCTCAAACCAACTACAGACGGTAAAACTATGCCGTCTATGCCTAATGGCAAGAATCTATTCGGAGAAATTTAATGGCAAAGAAAGGTGCTAAAGAGGATGTGGTCGATGGTATTAAGATCGATAACAAGCTGATTTCTACTCTTGAGAAAGAGTTCGGAAACATTAGTAGAACAGGACGTGAAGTTCGAGATGCTACTAAGAATCGTCATGTCATCCCAATTAGCCCAGCACATGATATGGCTCTGGGTGGTGGTATTCCAGAAGGTAGTTGGGTTCTGATTAGCGGAGATGAAAAGACTGGTAAGAGTTCAAGCTGTCTATCATTGATTCGTAACGCTCAGAAACCAGAACATGGTGCTAGACACACTCTCTATCTCGATACCGAGGGTCGTCTTAAAGACATGTTGCTTGATGGTATCCACGGTCTTGATATCGGTATGATGACCATTATCAGTTCCGACGAGAAGCCACTACCTGCTGAAGAATTCCTTCGCATTGCAGAAGCGTATATGAAGGACAATGATGGTCTTATTGTTGTCATCGACTCTATCTCGTCTCTAATTCCAGCTAGAGATCTAGCTGAAGAAATGAGCGGCGAAAGACGTCCGGGACTTCCAAAGCTACTATCTAACTTCACTAAGAGATTGGCTGGCATCGTTCCACGCAAGAACCACATTGTGATGATGGTTACTCACTTCATCGCTAATCTTGGTGCTGTAGGCAATGCTCCTAAGTATGTTGCTGACGGTGGTACTAAGATCAGATACCAAGCTGATACAATGATGGAAGTCTCCTATACTCAGGGATGGGAAGACTCAGACAAGAATCAAGTCGGTCAGATCGTACACTGGAAGATTGGTTGCTCAGCAGCAGGTGGAAAGCCAAGAACTCAGTACACGTCTTATCTTCGATATGGACATGGGATCGACGAAGAGTTTGAAATTATTGCTGAGGCTGTCAACCTGAATATCATCGAGAAAGCTGGATCTTGGTTATCGTATAAGACTCAGAAATTTCAAGGTATGGCCAACTTTGCAGAAGCATTAAGATCTCTACCAGATATGAAGAAAGAGATCGAAGAACAAATCAAGGCTTTATTATGAGAGTGACTGGACTAGACGGCAAAGAATACAATCTACGCATTACTAACTCCGAGCCTAAGTCTGGTCTGCATAAGAGAGCATTAAACATCGTTAGGGGAGTGTTCCCCAGCGATACTATCCTAAACGAAGTCTCGTTGCCGGGAGCAGGAAATAAGGTCACAAAGTCTCTATATGCTGATATCATGATCCCTTCACGAAAATTAATAGTGGAAGTTCATGGGGAACAGCATTATACTAGAGTGCCCTTCTTTCAGCATACCCAACGAGACTTTTTGATGGGACAAATGCGAGATAGACGCAAAAAAGAATGGTGCGAACTTAATGGTTTCACCATCATAGAATTACCGTTTGATTGCGAAAGCGACTGGGAGAAGTTGATTAATGGATATTACTCGTGAAGAAATCGCTAGATTGGAAGCGAAGTACACAGAAGAGTTGAAAGAGCAATTGATAGGTCTAGGGCATACCATAGATCCTTCAACTACCTTACCAACTATGAATATGGCATCATCTATGGAACATGAAAGTTCCGATGTGGCTTTTGCTATTCCTCTATATCGATTACTGGATAGACTTAGAGCGTCTCAACCTAAGACTATCATCAATCATTTTGGAGTCTTCTTCGATCCAGAATCTGCCAAAAGATACAATAAGGCTGCTGCATACGCTTGGATCTCATACGTACACTACGTTCCAGATAACAAGTCGGAGGAATAATCATTGTTACTCAAAGAAGATGTGATAGCTGTCAACTCATGGCGTAATGTAGCTGACGATGTATGGGAAGGTGGCGACCTACCAAAAGTGAAGCTCGTCTATGTTATTCCAGAGAGATTGGCAGATTTCGTTAAGAGAGTTATTTCCGAAAGATGTACCAATAGGTACGTAGTTATTAGTGCTGAAAGTGATTACGGTCTTGTCTCTCAGAAAGAGCATCCCGTCAACGCGGATATGACTCCTTGGCTCAAGCTGATCATATCACAGCGTGGTGATGACTATCTACAAGATGGAAATTACGAGTCTCTCAGTATACCACCACGATGTATCCCTGAAAGTTGTCGTTTCATAGATTCGTATAGTTTAAAGTGTGCTATGTTTACCCACAGTACATTTCCCCATATACCTCCCAATCTTCTGATCCTGACCACGAATACTGATCTAACACATTCTCAAGTAGTCAAGATACCTTTCGGTATTAGACCGGCCACAGTTGAACAGATGGTCGATCTCCACAATGAATACTTCGATTGTGAAAAGCAAGATAGGCTCTATGTCAATTTCACAGCCTACACTGTTGACAGGCGTGACTTGTTGCTGTCGTATATGCATCGCAAGCATACACTGCTGGAAGAATTTCTAGTAGTCGAAAAAGATCTCGAATGGAGCGAATACATTAGAAACATGGCAAGCTGTAAGTTTGTCTTGTCTCCATCCGGCAATGGTCTCGATTGCTATCGTAATCTTGAGGCTCATTACGTCGGTTCTGCTCCAGTTATGCTATCTGGAAGAGCTAGCTCTTTGATTCGAGTACCGCACTTCGAATTACCAACCCTACACAACATTGGCCAACGTAGTCTAGTCGGATTCGAGAAGATAGAAATCTCGAACTGGTCAAGACTATCGCATTGGAAGGAAGTCATTAATGACCTCAGAAGAAATTATTGAGTTCAGACTCAATCATGGCATCGATACATCCAAGCATGTAATCAAGCCAACACGAGATTCTCTGATGGCCGATGCACAGAGGATCTTCGATCTTGAGTATGATCAAATACGTGATATGTCCCCTGCTGAAGCGATAGCCTCAGCCTATGTCCTTAGGCAGTACGCTGTCTTCCTTGGCGGAGAGATCTGTAAGATCAATCTTATCCTACAAGCCTGCGAGGACGGTATCAACTCTATCCATGCTGCAATGTCTAAGAGGGGAGAGTTCGAGAAGTATACATCCAAAGAGCTACAGAGAGCCCAAGTCGTTAACGAGAATTCGCAGGCTCAATCG